CAATCGATAGCGGCAGATCAAGACCGTCTCGACCTCGCGGCCGGGGCGGAACACGACCCGGAGCCCAAGAGCGCGCGGCGCTATAAAAGCCCGCTTGAAGACTAAATAAAAGGAGCTTCTATGACATTCAGAGAAGAGTTCAAAGATTATCTCGAAAAGCACAAAATCAGTCAGAATAAGGCCGGAGAAGGAGCCGGGTATACGGGGTCCGTGGTTTCCCAGTGGCTGGGAGGCACCTACAAGGGCGACGGAGACGCGGTCGAGGCGGCGCTCAGGGCATGGATGGAGCGGGACAAGAGCCGCAGGGAGCGGAGGTCCATCCCCACCGTCGATACGGAGGCCATGCGGAAGATCACGACCGCGATCGCCATCGCCCACGAGGAACGGGACATCGCGGTGATCGCCGGCCCGGCCGGGACGGGGAAAACCACCGCCCTCGCCCGGTACGAACGCGAACACCCCGGCAGCGCCATTCTGATCGAAGCGGACGAGTCCATGAATCAGGTCGTCCTGATCCAGGAACTCGCCTCCCGGCTCGGCATCGACAACAAGATGTCGTACCCCGAGCTGGTACAGACGGTCTCCAAGGACCTCGCCGAGCGTGACATCGCCGTCATGATCGACGAAACCGACTACCTCAAGGACAATTCCATGGAGCTCCTGCGCCGCGTGGTGAACGACAAGGGCAGGTCCTGCCTCGTCCTTGCCGGGCTCCAGCGCCTCATTTTCAGGATCAAGAACCTCAAAAACAACCACCAGCAGATCGCGAGCCGCGTCGGAGTGCTGCTCGAGGTCGAGGAGATGAAGAGCGTGGACGCAGAGAAGATCCTCCTCTCGGTCTGGAGCGACCTGGACAAGGAGACCATCGCCGCTTTCGTGAAGGCGGCGGGAGGTTCGGTCAGGACCCTGGCGAAGCTCGTTGACCGTGCGCACAGGACCGCGGTGACCAACGACGTGGCGAAACCCGACCCCGACATCGTCCGCGTCGCCGGCTCGCTCATCATGAGGTGAAGCATGAAAACGACGCGTGAGCTGGTGCCGATCGACAGGCTGACCCCGGAAGAGATGGCAGATTCTTACCGGGTTGAGAGCCTGGACAGGACCGAGCGGGAGATCAACTACCTGAAGGACAAAATGCGCATGATCTCGAAGGCGACGCTGGTAGTCGCCTTCGAACTGGGCCGCCGCCTCGTCGCCGTGAAGGCGGCCCTCGACCACGGCCAGTTTCTCCCCTGGCTGGAGCAGAATTTCGCATTTTCGAAATCAACAGCCTATCACTACATGAAGCTCTATGAACGGTTCCGGGGAGAACCGGCGGAGCTCCTCGAGAATCTGGACGTTCACGATGCCTACGTCCTGGCCGGGGTCAAGAAAGCGGCGGCCGATGAATCCGGGGACGAAGACGGAGAGGGAAAACTCGAGTTCGCCGGCAAGCTGGATCTTGCGGCAGAGCGCGCCAGGATGGTGGAGATCTTCAAGAATCCGACCGTTTCCGGAAAGGAACTCAAGAACCACCGGGTTGAGAACGTGCGCGGGCAAATCTACGTGTACCGCAAGGACGTAGGGACCGTCGCTCCGGCCATGGATCTTTATCTGGGGAAACCCGTCGGACTCCCTGAGCCGGACTGGATCGAGATGCAGGAGGCGTTCGTCATCGCCACGGAACTGTACCTCGCGAAGATCGAAGCCTACGAGGAGGCGGGACGCATCGCGCCTCCTGAGGATTCCAGGATTCTCACGGTGGTGGAGAAGACGGAAGAACGAAAAAAAAGGAGGCCCTATGGAAAAGATTGAACTGTCCTGCGACGGACTCCAGAAGATCAGCGAGCATATCGAAAAGCTCCAAGACAAGACCGCGAAGGCCACCATCGACCCGACCTGCGCGGACCGGTGCATCAAAGAGATCAGATCCGAGCTTTTCGAGCTGCTCAAGACCATCCGAAGTCAATGCGTGATCGTCAACGACGCCGGCGGTCCCGACGGACCGAGAGCGGCGTAAACAAACCAGGAAGGAGGCTATATGGCCAGGTACAAACCGAACGTGGGAGCGATCAAGAACCTCGAAGACGCCGACCGCGTGCTTCAGGAACTCTGCGCACTGGAGACCGAGATCGAGCGGATCGACGCAGACGGCGACGGCAGAATCGCCAAGATCAAGGAGGAGATGGCCAAGACCGGGAAACCCCTCCGCGAGCGGACGAAGGAGCTTACCGCCTCGCTCAAGGCCTTCGCGGACTACCACAAAGGCGACCTCTTCAAGGACCGGAAAAGCCTGGAGCTCGCCTTCGGGGTGATCGGCTACCGGAAGACACCGCCGTCCATCTCCACATCGAAAACGACCACGGGGCTCCTCAAGAAAATGGGACTCACTCAGTACGTCCGCGTCAGGGAGGAACCCGACAAGGAATCGATGCTCTCCCTGGACGATGAAACCCTTGCTCAGGTCGACGCGGTGAGGAAGTCGAAGGACGAGTTCTTCATCCAGCCCAAGCGCGAGCAGGTGAACAAGGACCTGATGGAAAGCGCGTAGCGAAGTACCCGGGCGGTTCTGGACGTCCCGCCCGGGACTCCCCGAGGCAGCACCAAGGGGCTGAAGAATGTCGGACCGCGCCCGAATCGTAGAGGATCGAAAGCCTCACCGCCTGAGGCAACGGAGGCCCGCCTGGGGGTGATAATACCAGGAGCCTCTTTCCCGAACGAGGGACCGTATGAGTTCAAAGAGAAGAACCAGACGCCGTGCCTGCTCAAGGAAGATCAGGCACGGGACACAAGATGCAGCGTGGAGGCACCTACGGGAGCTCAACGAGCCAGGCCTAAATGTCTACCACTGCCGCTGGTGCGGAGGCTATCACGTCGGTCACCTTCCTAAAAGTATAGCAGCGAATAAATTCACAAGGAGGTGATGCGATATGCAAGGCAGCCCTGACGGTGTTACGGCCCGCAGGGAAGACCGAAATCGGAGAGGATAGGAACAATCCGGTCCGTGAGTAGGCCCCCGAAATGGGGTGAAGAGAAGAAAGGAGCTTTTTTTGATAGATCCGAAAGACAAGAAACGTTGGATATCCGTAATCCACGTCGCTCGCAAACAGCTCGCCTTGGACGATGAGGCGTACCGGGCAATTCTCTCCGGTGTCGGGATTTCTTCGTCCGCAGAACTGGAAACGTCAGAGCAGTTCAACTCCTTGATGCAGGCGTTCCATCTTCTTGGATTTCGATACACCGAGAGAAGGTCAAAGGCATTGCCCATAACGGAAGCCAATCGGGGAGGACTCTGTTCCGAGCGGCAACGTTACTACATCAAGGGCCTCTGGGAACTCGCAAGCCGCAGAAAGGACGAAAAAAGCCTGAGGGCGATGATCAAACGAATAGGACACGTTTCCGATATCAGGTTTCTTTCAAAGGGCGCGGCGACGAAGGTTATTCTCGCGCTTCGTGAAATAGCATGGAAGTCAGGTTTCAATCCGGACGGACCGTTCGAAGAGGTGGGTAAATGAGAAATCAAGCAATTGTTTCGACGATTCCGCGGGAGTTATGGATTTCGCCGATTCCGCGGGAACAGGGCGGCAGTGTGAATAGCCATAATTTCTTCAAATCCCTACGCCCCTGCCCTGCGTGCAGAAAGCCCCTTTCCACCAATGGGCGAGGCTCTTTTCGATGTTCGTGCGGATACTCCGATCGGCAGAAACCGACGAAAAAGAAACGCTCTCCGCGTTGAGGGGTAAGATTCTATGATTTTTTGTCTGACGGTCGGGGAAGCCGCGGCAGCCATGGGGATGAACTTAAAGCACGTCTACTACCTGCTGTATATGGGCCGAATCGAGGGCTGGAAGGTTCGGGACTGCTGGAGGATTTTCCCCGGATCGGTGGAGGAGTATGTTAAGTCAAACGGCATTGGAGGATCTGAGAAAAACTCTCCCGACAATAATGACGACGAGAGACGTCGCGGCGTTCCTTCGGTGTTCGATGTCGACGGTAATGCGGATGCTCTGGGAGGGAGAGTTGGAGGGATACGTCGTGGATCGGGAGTGGAGCATCAATCGAGAGGACTTCCTGAACTATTTATCAAGGCATTCAAGCCTGTAAGAACACTTCATTCCGGCCGGGTAAACACCTCTCAAATAGAGTTCGATTTCGGTGTTTCAGCCGTCTAAAAATGCAGTTTACACGGTAGTTTACACTCCTCTATTCGGTTTTTTTCTGCCCTTGCCACCGGAGACTTTGTTAAATGCTTATAGTATAATGATTCAAATGCATTCTAACACTCGGCGATCCCGATGTTCGAAAAGCGTCTATTGACCCTCTAATAGGTCTTTTCATGCTTCTTTATTTACACCCCGAATCTCTTGGCTCTCGGTGATATTAATATAATCTATAAGGATTTAGCCGCTTTACATGTGAGGGACGGGAATTCTCAAATCAAGTGAATAATGACAGCGAGGAAACGCTGCACCTTTACATGGTCTCTGAAGGAGGATTCAAGGAAATCAGGTGAGAATCCGAACCCTCAGACTCAAGACCATCTTCGTCATCCTGCTTCTGTCCATCGCGACCGTCCCCCTC